AAAAGAAAAAAAGAAAAATTTTTTTATTTCCCTGTTTGGAAAAAAAGGGGGGGGGGAGGGGGTCTGGCAGAAAGGCCACCGGGCGGCTACTAAGTCCCTTAAATACCTCAAAAAACAAAAAGCCACTTACAACACACCCATTGACTTTCACCGTAAATAGGCTATAATAAATTTATAACAATTCACTTTCACGTTGCGAATCGCAACTAAATTTCCAAAAATTTTTAAAAACAAAAAAGAGTGTTTCGGACAGGAGAGTGATATATGACCGGAAATGAGTATCAGAAATTAGCCATGCGGACAAATGATCGCAAGGCGACAGAAAGAATTTCGGATAAACTTGATTTGCTTAAATTTTGCAAAAAGAACAATATCGCATCTGCGTTGCAAGATTATGACCTTGGCGGCATCTTCAATTCTTGTTTGGGGTTATCCGGCGAGGTTGGAGAGTTCAACGACATGATTAAAAAGTGGATTTTCCATGAGAAGCAGCTTGATATTGACCATGCCAAGAAAGAGGCAGGATATATTTGCTGGTATCTTGCAATGCTTTGTGAATCCTTCGGCTGGAGCCTTGATGAAATCATGCAAATGAACGTAGACAAACTTAAGGCACGTTATCCGGAAGGGTTTGACATTGAAAGAGCAAACCACAGGGCGGAGGGCGATGTGTAATGGCAAGCTGCAGCAATGAGTTGATGAAAACCGAGTATTCCGAAACCTTTGATGAAAAACGCAAAGGATTGATTGAACAGTCGTATTACAAATACGGACCGGCAAGAATGAACTTTTTCACCGGGAATGTGGATGCAATTGAAAGTTTGAAAATGTGCCTTGCCAAGTTTGAAGAGACCGGAAACCTTGAATATCTGTGTGACGTTGCGAATTATGCTATGTTCCGGTTTATGTTTCCACAACAGGGAGAATATTTCAAACATACGAATTCTGATGAATCTGCCGGACTTTTCGGTATGAGCGTAAATGAAATGGAACGATTCAAACAGGAACACAGCTTTGATGATGGGGGATATTGATATGATTTTAAAGATAATCGCTACGGCAATAGATGCCATTATGATGCTTAGCCTTATGATGCAACAAGTAAAGCAGACAGACAATAAATGCGCAATTGGGTATTTGCTTTCATACGCGATTTTTGCAATGAATATTATGGTCATTTGGAAATGATGGGCTATCGCCAAGCGGTAAGGCACAGGATTTTGATTCCTGCATTCCCGGGTTCGAATCCTGGTAGCCTAATTGGTTACATGTTGACGTTTCATGTAGCCACGTATGTTTTTCATATGTACTTGAACCCTTGGTTGAGTGATTCAAGCATTTGGGTTCCTCCTTTCGCCACTAGGACGATTCTGTTAAGGACGGTGCGAGACCGTTCGGTGGTATTCTATCATGCGTCTATCCCACGGCGCATGATCGTGTAACGCATAGCACGTAAAACATATTGCTAACCGTCTTGTGGCGGTTTTCGGAACGTAGCTTAATTGGTAAAAGTGGCGTGTACACGGAAAACAACAACGAGAGCCGGATTGAAGGTTCGAATCCTTCCGTTCCGACGAGCGAAAGCGTCCGTTTAGTCCCTCGCAACCGGTTTGAGAGATTATCCTAGGTTATTCGGACGCGAGTAGCGTTTCGATCGGTTAGTCGAGCGGTAAGACACCACCCTTTCACGGTGGTAACACGAGTTCAAATCTCGTACCGATCACTGTATTGGGATTTAATTCAGTGGTAGAAGACACGGCTTATATCCGGGTTGCAGCGGGTTCGATTCCTGCAATCCCAACGAGAGGTCTTGCGTATTCTTTAACAGGAGTATGCGAGTGGTTATAAAAGAAACGCACAACAAACAGGCTGCGAGTAGGAAGTACAACAAAAGCAGTTCAGACAGGACGCTCGAAAATATCCCTATGCGTTTGGTAGCCTTTGAACGAGTGCATCTTGTCAATTTTGCAGTGTTCCCATAATGGAATTGGAGCCGTTTGCTATCCGGTCGGGCGTTTGTTCGCCTTGTAGGTTCGAGTCCTACACACTGCGCTTGCCCGAAATAGGGCGTTGATGTGTGGCGGAATGGGTAAACGCTATGAAATGTCTATTGCAAAATGCAATACAGAGAAAGTATTTCTCAGGGACATTATGAGAAAGTAAATCTTTTCTGCGAGGTTCGAATCCTCGCCATATCAATTCCTTATCTCCACTTAGTCGGGTGCTACTGCAATAGTTCCGGTCAATGGAGACTTATGGATGATAGCGGCATCATTGGTAACAGAAACCCCTTCCGTGATTAGAAATTGCAGATTTGAAAGCGGTTGGCATGGTTTGGTCTGACAGGGTTCGATTCCCCGTGCCGCTATTCGATGATAAAAAACATTTTGGAATATTTATATCAAACGAAAGACACGGAATCTCACGAGGATTCCGATTTTTGCTATGATTGAGGTGTGAATTATGACAAGTTGCTTGTGCTGCGGAATGCTAATACTTGGCTCCGAAGTTAATATGTGCCCTTATTGCAAATACTTATTTACGCAGATTCCGGGAAGGAACATCCCAGAAAATCAGCCGGATAAGGTAGAAACGGAAATATTTGAAAACGTGGTATTTAATAAAGGGGAGGGGCGTAAGAATGTGTGATTTTTGTCGGTATAAAAAGAAAATCATTGATTGTAAAGGAAATTTAGTCCTTTTTGGAGCTGAAAATAACATGATTTTCGACAATAGCGATGGAAAAGAGGTTGCAGGAGCCGTAAAAATTAATTTTTGCCCTATCTGCGGTAGAAAGCTGGTTTAGTAATGGCAGAACCTTTAAGTAAATTAGCAGAAAAATGTAAAAGTTGCCCAAAATCTGAAAAATGTGACCATAAAAGAATGGAGCTATGCGCTTTAGCGGATTTGCCACCGCAAAATTGTGCAAGCGCTACACAAGACATTTTGATAGACAATATGGCACCTATATTGAGGGAAGAAATAAAAAGCCCTTTAAGCCCATTTCGGTACAAAGACGAATTAGAAAAAGCACTAAATGATTTGCATTTTGGAAATATGTTTATGAATGGTGCTTAGAAAGTTGGTGGAAGAATGAAACCATTAGAAGAAATATTTTTTAGAGCTTGCGTGAATGAGCAGAAAAGAAAATTGCCTTCAAGCAATCGAGAATTGAGCATAAGAACTATTGGAAATATTTTTGAAAGACTTGGATTCTCATATAAGCAGTTAATGTATTATGTCAGAAAGTGGTGTGACAAGGGATTTTATGATTACGGAGTAACACTTGACTTGGGATGGTTTGAATTTGGTAAGCTGACCGGAGAATATAAACAGGTTTATGATTCTATGACAAGTACGGACGGATGGAAAGATGGGGAGTTGGCAAATTATATTGTCAGCAATTCTTTTAATCGAAAGAGAATAACACCACTTGATATTCTATATATGTACGGATTGGTTTGAAAGCTGGTGGAATATGTGTGATTACTATGGCAATGAATCGAAACAAATAATTGATGATAGAGAGAAGGATTCTATTTTGTACATTTCCGATTCAGAAAAAGAAATGAGAATTTTTCTTGAATATCTCAAAAAGAAAATGGATAACAACGGAAAAGAATGTTTCTTAGATGGAGAACATGATATTTTAAAAACAGAAAATTACAATGTTGTCTGTAAAAGTATTCATGGTACTATACTTGGAGTCGGATATGGGTATTGTCTACATTACTGTTTTTCGAGAAATTTTGATAAGAGTAAGTGCAACGATATGGAAAAATGCTCGACGGAAGAAATTCTTGCGCACACAAGAGAGGGTGCAAAAGAAATATCGGAACTTGATATTTTATGTATGCTAGGGTTAGTTTGAAAGGCGGTGGAATGATGAAGCAGGAAAAAGAAATTTTATGCACATGTATTAATCATGAAAATTGTCCATTAGACCCGGTTAGTTGCGGATGTTCAATAGAAACTACGACTTTTGAAGATGCTTGTATGGGTAAAAGAACATTCATTCCGGGAATCGAATGTGATAAGTGAGGGATTTATATGAAACATCAAAAAGAATGGTGTACTTGTGATCGTTGTGGTGCGGAAATTAAAAAAGGAATACTTTGCGGAAATTCGGTTACAAGAAACGGCGTTTTTAATACCACATACGACTTGTGCTATAAATGTATGGAAGATTTTGAGGAGTTTATGAGAAATGACAGTTAATATGGGAACCCAAACCTATGAAATGAGCCGCAAGCAGGCAAAGGCTATCATTGGAACGGCTAAGAAACTTGCAAATTGCAACATATACGGCATTGAAAAAGGCAATGTGGTGATTATGCTGAATGAAAAATATGAGGACGATATGAGCCTTAAAAAGCCGTAGAGGAGTATAAAAAGAAAGGGTTCAAGGTGCATTGGAAATGAAGAAAACACGTTCAAAAATTATAATAAAAACCAGAAGAGGCGGTTATACAAAGATTTATGCCAATGGAAAATGGCAAAAGAAAGTATGTGTCATTGACTATCGCGCAGAATGCAGTAACAAGGATGGTATAAAGGTTACTTGTGAATTTGATAAACTGAAAACTGATAAAAATGGTTCAGCTATCTACGATGAAGGCAAAAAAGATTTTGTAAAAGAACACGTAGTTGCAAGAATTTAGGGGTGGGGAGATTATGGAATATCAAAACACAATGCTTTGTAGTGGATATAGCCACGAACTAAAACCTTGCGAGCATATAGTGAATTGTGATTTATGTACCGGTCCAAGTGTTGACACATATGGAAATGAGCGATATGTATGTGGTCGGGGAGTTACAGGCTTTAGGTGCAAGAGAGACAATCCGAACTGGAAGCCTTTGACAAAGCAACAATTAATCGAATTATACAAACAAATGCCAGACAGGACAAATATAAGCATTGGAGAATTGCTCGAAGGAGCGATAATTGATGGACTCGTGGAGGATAAAAATGTTAATAGTCGCATTACAAGATGATGTGGATGGTTTATACACTATATGGAATACAGTTACAGACCGATTTTTAGGAGTTAATCTTGGAAAATATGAAGCTGTCGGAATTATTATGGATTACAAGAAAGACTACACCTTTGAAAAGGCATTAGACAGAGTAGAACACCCACAATCATTTTCTGATATTGCTAAGCATATAATAAACGGATGCGAAGAGGGAATTTATGTGAAATGTCCACATTGCGAGGAAATTAGAAAACTTACACCGGACGAGACGGGAAAATATTAAAGACAGGCAAGCAGGTAATTTGTGATTGCTTATGTGGAAAAATATATACAGTTGAAATTGATAATGATGCGATATTTACGCATTAAAATATATTACCGGCTAACAAATGGAGTTGGTTACTACCCTAAAACAGTTATAGGCAGAGGTCAAGGCACTTCTACTTTTGCGGAGGTGCTTTTTATTTGGCTTCAAAGCAGTTAATCAATGCAGTAAATGGATATGAAAATTACATACAGAGAAAAGGCGTTGATGAACAGGTAATAGATGCCCTTTTGAAAGCGTGCAATGTGGCAATTCGGACGGAAAAAGATGTTGACTACGGATTGACTATAACCGAAAGAACAAAGGCTTTAATCAACGAATTTACGCAGAAAAATGCGGGTGGTAGCATATGGGAACTTGAACGATATGCGCAGAATCACGACATTAAAGGCGGATACAAACTTGTGGATCAGTTCTATGAAGTCTTGCGGTTAGAGAGCTTTTATCGTTTCGAGAGCTTCATCTACTTTATGGAGCGCAAAAGAAATTGGAGTAAACGGTTTTATTATCCGCGCCGCAAAACGCTGAATATAGTTGCCAACGATCTTGAAGATTTGGAAAACAGGAAGATTAAATTTTACGGATTGTCAATGCCATCGCGTGTCGGTAAATCGACTATCTGT